CTGAACATCCTCATTCCAACGACGCAAATACATCGAGCCGTTGATACGAGAAATTTCCCAAGCCTGCGCTAGATCACGATTGGTCACAATAAAACCAACACCCAAAGGTTTACCGTCAACGCCGCCTCCGCTCTGCTCATTCGCCACAGCTAAAACGCCACGACCAACTACCTGATACACATTCAGACCTAAGGTAGCCGAAACAATCTTCGTCGGAGCAATTACAACCTTAGTATTAGGCAACACACCGAACTGCCCATCTACTCCAGTCCGCATATGAAACAAACCGCCACCAGCGGTCAGCGTACCACGCATCCAAATCGGACACACGTCAATAACCTCAGCATGAAGGGCACCAACAGTCTGGGGCACTTCAAAACACACATTCACGTCATACTCAAAGAGCTCTATCTTCTCCTCTTCAACCTGAGTTCCCACATGCACTCCAATACCCTTACAGCTATCCACTGGTATACCTACGGCAGGCGTAAGAGATCGAAACCGATAATATCGCTCAGAAGTCTGTGCAGCATTATCAAACTCCAAGATAGCACCACCAGATCCCGTTGACACCTGCATTAGGTTGGTATTCAACGCCTCAATAGTATCTACCTTAACCACATCTACTTGTCTTGGTCTATTAGCCATAACTACATCTCCGTTCCAGCAAATAACGATTTTCCATAACCACCAATATGCCGTAAGCAACGCACATTATTCCTTACCTGATACTGCCAATGGCCAAACTCTGTAGAAGCAAAACCTGAAGAATACTTCTTCGAAGGATAAAGCACTGCCTCTTGCAAAGTCTCCGGCTCATCTCGAAAAAACGGAAAACCGTTCTTATTATCATACCGCCTATCAACAATGTTCGGCTGATACCGCCACTGCTGCCCAGCCGGAATCTTACCCAAACTCACTGTCGAAGTAGAATCCCGAAAACAATCACGCCTTTCCAAATCATAAGGCTTCCGCTTCTCCAACTCTGTAGGATCGCCAGTCAAATTAGCATAATCCATCGTAGTTCCGAGCCTGCCTACCTGCGCATGCATCTCGCGTTCATGACTCGGGGGGTAACGCAACACAGCAACAGTCCAAATAGTACCATGCTCCGGCATTAACTTTCGCGGCACATGATGGCCTACGATCGTCTCTACGCGCCCAGCGACTTCACCTAAATTACCAGACGCTGTGCCATAAACATCAAAACCTGACAACCACTTCGAAGAATGACCTAAAACTTCCGGCCGCTGATCCGCATCAGTAGTCGCATAACCACCGAACTTCTTCATCACATCACTGTAATAATTCGCAGTCCACTCACGCTGCAACTGAGTCTCATACTCTGCCGCCGCTTGCGCCAACGCTGTCAACTCGAAACTAGCTGCTGAAGCTACTGTATCATTCGTTGGATACGATCCAGAATCATGCCCAACATTCCACAACGCAGGCAGAGACGCAGTAAGCCAGCCCCATCTAGCGTTAGAACCAGAACTAGTTGTTGTGGCGACCGTTCTCTCAGCCAAGCCTTGCCGCTCGGTCCGAAAATACCGATTCCAGATTCTAACATAGCCTTCAATAAGCCAAAGCGGAACGGGCTGATTTCCGAGCCAGGGGATAGCGTACCAATGATTCCAACCCGCAACCGTCGGGTCGAGTGTCGATAACGTAACGCCGCTCGAATTTCCATCCTTCAGAAAATTAATCCAATCACTACCGTATATATGTCGATGCGGCACAAAAAAGCTCACCACATCCGCCTTCACGTCCGTCTGCAAAGGCCGCCGAAAAGGGTTCATCTTAAAGATGCCCTGCATATCAATCTCAATCGAATCGCCAGCCATCACGGGCAGAACATTAAGCGTCCTAAGCCGGCCGACCATTCCTGTGCCAAAACTCAAATTTGACAAATCTACAAGCGTTCTCATCTAAAAAATCTTGTTAGGCCGTAAGCTCGGCATACTTCTAGGCGCTCTCACAGTACCGACCCGCCGATTCGACGACGACCGGACACCACTACCGGAACGGCGGCCTCCACGCCGCCCTCCCTGTCGCTTACCCTTCACTAGTCAACCCTTCTACCTTATTCCGGAAATTCTCCACAAAAACCGGATTCTGACCATAAGCTGCTACCGTCAAAGCCAGCAACCTCCGAGGCGTAACCACCTCATGGACCGCTGGAGCCTCATTCGCTTCCGTACCGCCGGCCATCTCAGTTTGCAATGATAGCTTCTGGCCGCACCAGCTACACGCGACCATATGGTTAATCGGGTGCACAATCAAAGCGATCGTCGCCGCAACAACCTCCGCCGGCAAAGGCACAGCAGGCAAAGAAGCCAACTCGGTTCCCGCAGCCAGCACTTGCTCCAAGGCTCTCGTCATACGCGCCCGATCCGTCCCCGTCCAAGGCACCTGAGACTTCAACCGATCCAAATCCGCCTCGTTCACATTCGCCGTATAAACAGGCAGTGAATCCGTGCACAACCGCATACAATATTCCAACGTCGCTTTATTCATAATTTCTCAATACTTTCTCGGACTGTTCAATTACACTTTCGAATTCTCCAACTCCGGAAATCCACTCTTTCAAGCGCATCTGCAAATCTTGAAACGCCTTCTGGCACTCCAACCGGCTCACGATCTGCGACATTTTAACAACTTGCCTCATCTGGCATAGCTGCGTCAACGCAAAACTCATGCGTCCTCTATGCAACAAGCCTAAATCAACCAACGTACTCAATAACTGCCATTCCTCCAATTCAATCTCATCCCAAGATTTGACCGACAGCTCGCGACGGCAGCGCAAAATATTCCTTGAGCTCATACAGCAACCGCCTAGCTTCAGAAATGCCCTCGGAACTCGGGGCCAAGGTCCATTCGCCAACACTCCGAGGCATGGAATCCCTTGTCTTCAAAACCGACCGACTTAGGCGGCTGAACAGGGTCTCCGTCCTTGGGACGGTATTGAGGAACCGTGACGCCATGTCCTGCCCTCCAGTATGGCTCAACGCTCTCCTGTACATCCTCCGACCCAGCTCCAACTTCGCCACTCGCCGCACCAGCCTCACCTGTGAGAACTCTCTGCTCTTGCTCCACGCCACCAGCGCGACCAACCCCTTTTCGCTCGCCTGCTCCACTACCGCCGACAGCTTCTGCATCCCGAACCGTCTCGACATCTTTACTCGCCATGCTTTCCGTTTCCATTCTTCACCTTTCTGCTTAATCAGGTATTTTACCAGATAATTAGCCAAGCGCCCACCTGACGACGACACCGGCACAATCTTCTCTTCTCCGTCCACTACTTCCTTCCGACTTGGCCAACGCCAACCCAACTCCGAATACGCATCACCAGCCCAACGCACCGCGATCGGGCTACTGGTCCCATACGGCCACCATCTACGCAAAGCGTCAATCTCTCTCCGAACTCCACCGGCAAACGGATTCATATCCTGACAACCAGCCGGCAAATGAGACATCACTACAACACAATGAAAATGCAATCGACCAGTTTCACCTCCCTCTTCAGGAATGCAAAAATAGGAAAAATACGCTTCTTCACCTGCTTTCTCAGCCGCTGCCTGCACGTCCTTGCGCCACTTCTCTTTCTGGATTCTCCACAAATTAGAGCCACGCTTAAAAACCTTAGGCAACCACTCATTATCACACGACAACGAATTGAACACCACAAACCGCTTCTCTCTCACTGCTTCTGAGATTTCACACAATAACCGTCCGCGATACTCGGCCGCACGACTTGATTCACGCTGCATCGCCAACAACTTCTCCAAATCACGCAAAACTTCAACCTTACTGCTGGATCCGAGACCACGCGTCCGACTTCTGACAAACTCCAACGCCGGTTTCACTTCCCGCCGAAGACCTAAATACTCCTGGTCTAATGCAATAACGGATTTCTTATCAAGTCGGTTTAATCCACGACGCACTGACGACAAAGCCGCACGACCTTCCAAATGCTCTGAAGCACTCATACCTTGACCTGGCCGCCTAGGAAACCAGGCACTCAACTTAGCCTCCGCTGCTGACAGCTCATTCACGAGGCGACCAATCTTAGTGCCTAGAAAATAAGACCGACCAATCTTGATAGAAGCATGCATACCTCTGAAAACCAAATAAATACACACACAGAAACCAAATCAATTATTGATTGGATTCGTTTCACTCCTCAGTAACTCCAGTAGGATCGCCAACGCCACTCTCTTCATCGCCGAACACAACTTCGGCTCCTCGATCCGATGCTCCTTCGCTGACGCTAACACGGCTCCTGTCAAACTCGTGATTTTCTGTAATTCTGACATAATTCGTAACAATCGTATTAGGCCTATCACGGCCACTAGTATTCAAAATAGCCGACTCAAGCATACCAAGCTTGAAATAATCAGTCTTCACGGAGCAGCCTTGACTTAGCAGCCCGCAGACGACGCCACATAGCACGCGATTCAATTTCCTTACATCGAACATCATAATATTCCTCTAACAACTTTCTACACTTTCTCAACGATTTAGTTGCAACCAACGCATTCTCGATAGAATCCAAACTATCATTAATTCCATTAAAATCATCAGATAAATTCACCAATGCTTCGTTACATCCGGCCACACTCGAAAAGTCAATCTCATATTCCATAAACAAACAATAACACAGAACAAAAACAAGTCAACAAAAAAAACAAAAAAATAGAACTGAGCAAAACAACCATAAACAGAGTAAAACAAGTAACAAAATGCCTATAACGAAAAAATAAGAATAGGCAAATAAAAAAGAAACAGAACTAAAGTAAACACACTGAGCAAAACACATTCGTGTCACTAATATGATGAAGCGCGCGATAAAAGCGTCTACGACGCCGCGCTTCTACTAAACTTGGGAGACCCCCAGAAAGGGGGTCTCTCCAGCTAGACACTCTAGACTCCTCAACGTCCTGGGGATGGAATCATGCCAGGAATCTTAGAGGTAGCCTTTTCGTAGGACTTAGATAAACGATGCATAGAATCCGTGAACTCCAGCAACGCCTTGTAGATCGACAGAGCTCGATCTGAAGAAACATCCGCATGCTTTCGCAACAACGCTCCAATCTGCTCGGGCGTAACAGACCCGGACCGTTTCATAAAATTCGCGAAACCATTAACCAAATTGCGAGTCTGAGCATACGTCAAATCAGCTTCCGCTAACTCCTTCGCAAACTTCGCTGACTCTTCGGAACGCGGTAAATTCGTCTCCTGAATAGCCGCTTGCGCATTCTGAAAACGTGCACTTGCTTGATTCGATTGCACCTTCGAAGCCATCTCGCCTCGAGACGCTTCCGATGTCCTATCCGCTGAATACTTCTGAGCATCTGCACCTATACGAGCAATCTTCTCTGAATTACGAGCCTGCAACCGAGCAATACGATACTGATCTGAAACACCAGCACTCTGACCGCCGGCAGAGCCGGCAGCACCTCGTAAACGCTCATGTGCCGACGTGCCAGGGTACGCACGATCCATATAGTCTTTCTGAGCCCTGCCGGCAAACTTACCTCCAACATAAGCATTAACTCCGGCACCAGGGATCTCGGCAAGAGCATCCTTGATACCTTCACTAGTCCTTGTCATTAAATTCTGCGTGGGGGCAGCATCCGTGCCGCCCCCAAACGCACCACTTAACAGCTTACCAAATGCACCAAACATTAGCCTGTAGAATTAGGGTTCAGGGACTGAACATCCTCATTCCAACGACGCAAATACATCGAGCCGTTGATACGAGAAATTTCCCAAGCCTGCGCTAGATCACGATTGGTCACAATAAAACCAAC